ACAAGCTCCGAATAGGAATCCTGATCTACCAATTTGGAATCTATCTTCATTAGTTCTCCATTCTCTATAGATATCCCATCCGTCAAATCCACCTTGTACTAAGAATGTGAATTTACGTGCGAATAATCTGTAGTATGCGTTTGTTGGAAGTTCAGGTTCAGTGATGAATGGTGAGTTACCACAGATAAATCTTGGATCACCACTTGTTGAGAACTCAGGTCCGATTGTCAAACCACTTGCATTTACGTCCATGTGGAAACCTGCAGATCTGTAGTTGAATGGTAAACCATCAATATCACAAGTATTATTAGGATTTCTTTTACCAACGTATTCAAAGTAAGCGGCATCCCATCCTAAACTGTTAGATATACCTAAGTATGTTCTTCTAACATTATCTCCCGGACTTACCAACGCATCATCATTACCTGAAGACAAACCAAATGGTGGGTTATAAATTACTTCGCCAGGGAAATCATATTTACCTTTAATAATTGGGAATGGTGATTGAGCTCCTGCATAATTTCTGAAGTTGAATCCGTTGAATCCACAAGGAAGTGCGTCAATTGGGGCATCCTCGTTCATTTCAACCATTACGTATTTAGAATTCAGTGCGTATTCTCCATCCAATGTACCAATTTTATTTGCGATAAAGTTGTTTTGTCCTGGATCCATTGTACAGTTTGTAAATTTCTCAAGAACTACAGGGTTTGCATCAGTATCAAAATAGTCACGAATCAATACATCAAACGTTAAGTTGTTATAAGTTTGATTGATAAGTGAAACTTTAATTAACGTGTTAGCGGCATCACCATCAGAAATTGTGTAGAACCTGAATAGGTCATAAACTTTATTACCTCTTAATTCTGATACAACCCAAGGAGAATTAGGCGTTTGATATCTGTCCAAATACCATCCAATTGAGTTAGGGTCACCACTTTGAGCAGAGTCTAATTCAATAAAGTTTGGATTTAAACCTCTAACGTATCCTTTTTTCCAAGAGTAGTTTAACCAAGATTGGAATACTTCCTCATTAAATAATGGAACTTCTATTCTTGGTTTTTGGAAGTTTGCAATCCCAAACACTTTACTAATATACTCAGGATCATTTTGAGTTAAAGAAGTTTCGAACGTAAAGTTTTGACCAAATTTATCAGTACAATTAACCGCAAATGTCAAGTATGGGTTTTTAAGAACTCCCGCATATTTTCCTGTCATATCTAAACTAGCATCTGTTGTTGCCGTTACTGAGTATGCTGGGTTAGTAGAGTTTGTATAAGTTGCAATACCTCTTGATCTTAAAGTTGCAACAACTACATTATCGTAATCAACATATGATGTCCCTGTGTAGTAATAAATTTTACCAACAATAGTTCCTGAATAACAATCAATATTAACAGGTGTAGGTGTAGGTGTAGGTGACACAAAAGGTGACGGTGTAATACAAGGATTAGCGGCCGATGGTGTAGGTGTTGGTGATGATGATGCTTGTGGTGTAGGAGTTGGGTTTGGATAATAAGCTGTTAAACCTGACACCAAAGTAGAGAATGAATATCCTGAGTAATTTGTGTTACCTGTATTTGTAAATAACGCATAGTACCAAGAATCATTCAAAGGAGAAGTTAAATCAGTGTCATCAAACGATACAGATGGAACATTAAATACATTAGTTCCCGCTGTCCAACCAGCACCATTTAATGTGTTATAGTCGTCAGTAGCAATAGAACCAAAGTAAGCAATTTGTTCATCTTCCGCAAGATAAGGATTGTTACTTGTGATAACATCAAAAATTAAATTATTAATTTGAGTTTCTAATGTAGAAGTATCTCCGTTAAACTCTTCATATTGTTCTGTAATTATGTCTTGAATAATTGAAGGGAAGCTTCCTTGGAAACCTATTGTTGTTGTTGAATTAGTACAAGCAGTAAACGGAACTGTAAATGTGAGTTCTTTTGGAACTACACATGTTGTAACACAAGTTGCTGAATTAGTTACTGAACTTAGACACCAAACACCAATTGTTGATGGGTCTACGTTAGCAACCGTAGTTATTGACCAAGATGGTCCTGCATCGTAACCTGATAATCCTAAGATTCTTGTTACGAATAATTGATTGGATTGTTGTAGATATGCTTTTGCAATGTAAGCCGCTTCATACTTTGGAATTTGGGTATTAACAAATTTTTCTGGTGAAGTACCTCCAAATACTGTTTGGAATTCATCAAAATTTGTAATAAAAATCGGTTCAAAAGCTGGACCTATCAAAGTTTCACCTACGATACCTAATGTTGTTACCCCGACGCTTTGAGCAACAAAGCTCAAATCTACTTCAGAAGTATAAACACCAGGTGAAACGAAAACTTTACTGTTTGTTGCCATGTTTAAAATGTCTTTACTTATTTATTTTACCTATAAATATTCGAGTTTTTAGTAAAAACTTTACATTGTGCAAACTATTTATATTTTGGTAAGATTTTATTCTGCCTTTTTTCTACCAACCGTTATGAAAGAACCTAAGAAGATAAAAAACTTAAAAATTGATGTTGAAGTACACGATGTCCTGAAAAAATATTGCGATAAGAGAGGTATTAAAATGTATAAATTTTTAGAAAACCTTATAGTTGAAAAATGTAAGGAAAAGAAAGATATATACGGGGAAAGTTAAACTAAGAATTGTGTGAACGCTAATGAAGATTCGGCGGCACTTACTTGTTTGACAACATCAATTCTTAATGTGTCGTTAGTATTGATTTGAATTCTATCAACATTATCACCATAATATTGGTCATTTATGTATACTGAGTAACTTTCTAAATTATCTGAGATATCAAAATTCAAATCACACGTGTATTCAAAAAAGTATTCTTGAGACAAATTATCTACAGGATATATCAAACGTATTGTTTCTGGTTGTACTGGTGTTTGTTTTTTCTGATGTCTCTTAACAGGTCTTTGATCAACCTCATACATTTGAAATGTTCTTGATAACGCAGGAAAAACTTCAAATTCATCCTCATCAATTAAGAACCCCATCATTGTAAATTCGTATTTTTGAATGTAGTATTTTCTTTTTTCTAAATCTAAAACTGATTCATCGGTCATACTATCATTTATAATTGGAATGTAATGTCCTTTAATAACTTGATATGCTTGTCTTGATGCGAAAGTCTCTAAAACTTTTTTATTAAATGAGTTTAATTCTCTCATTCTATTACACACAATCGCTACTGTATATTTAAAATCTGCAGGTACAGGTTGTGGTATTTTATAAATGTCAGCACCAACTCTATTTCCATCCCAAGTAGGAACTTCCATATAATAATACATTCTCCTGTTTGGTATATTGTACATTACCGCAGGATTATTTCCGTATTTTACTTCAGGATTTCTAATTACCGTAATGAATGGAGGTTCAATGTTCTTATCAATATTTTGAAAGTCCCATGTTTCAACAAACTGTGACCAGTTTTGTGTTGTTATTAGAATATCGGCAACAGGAACTGTTTTTCCTTCTGATGAAATTTTTAAAGTATTTTTAACAAATTCTAAAAAACCACCATCTAAATCGGCATGTAATAATGACTTAGGAAGGTATGTACCATCCTTAGTGATCATATCTTTTATCTCTTCTCTTCTTGGTAAAAGAGTTTTAGGATACGTTAAAGGTATTGCCGGTTTTATTGGGTGTTTTTTTGGTAAAGCCATTATAATCCTCTGAATTCATTTGGTCCAACAGGAGCCGCAATTATTGTTCTATAAAAGGGCTTGAACCCCTTATAGGTATGTTTTATATCTGAAGTCACACGACCATCGTTAACAACAGTATAGTATCTTACAAAATTTTCACTATCGTAGTATCCCACATAATCACCAAAATCTATTTCAATATCTAAATCTTCAAGAGTTTTCATGTAAACGGACATTGTTATATTACCTGGTTCAAATTGATCCATACGAGTAGAACCGATCATTTTGTTTTCAGGGGCTGCAATACCAACATAAGCATTAAACTCCACAGGTGGTAAAAATTTAATTCCGTCAGTTACCGCTTCACCATATACGTCATCAGTTTTTATTTTGTTTTTGTCTACTCTATATAGTACACAAGTGAAGTTCATGTCACCAATTAACCATTCTTGACCCATACCAATTTCTAATTCGAAATCACGATCTCCAAAGAATTTACCGAATCTTGTAATAGGAACATTACTTCTCATAATACGATTTTATTGATAAATATCTTTTTTATTAGTATTTTTTTAAAAAAGATTAATTGGAAACAAAAACACTGATAGAACATAAAGCATTAGAGTTGCTCGAAAGTTATAGTGGTGCGAATAATTATATACTATATCTAAAACATAAAAAAGAAGTTTCTAGTAAATTTTATCCCACTAGAAGTCAATCCGAATATATTACAACATATTACGACTCAACGCCTAAGATTGCTCGTAAATGGGTCGAGTTAGACAACTACTTCGCCAAAAAGTTTGCTGAAGAAAAATATCTTATTGAGGTACCAAAGGAAATTTTTATTGAAAAGCTTTTGGTTGAGAAGGAAAAGTCTTATCACGTTTGGGGTAAGTTTTTTGAAAAGGATAAACTATCCGAATTTTGGATTCCAAAATCGGCTTTAATTAAAACACATAATGTACAGTCTGTTAATATTGATTATTCGAAATATTCCCATCGTCCTCCGCTTGATCATCAAAAAATTGCAATCGAAAAATTAGCAGGATCAAAAAGATTTATTCTTGCTGATGATATGGGTCTTGGTAAAACAACCTCAACTATTATTGCGGCATTAGAGACAGGTGCAAAAAAAATATTAATTGTTTGTCCCGCATCTTTAAAAATAAATTGGCAAAGAGAAATTGCAAATTATTCAGATAGACCTGTTTTTATTGCGGAAGGTAAAAAATTTTCAACTGAAGATGATTTTGTCATTGTTAATTATGACATTCTTAAAAATTTTCACGACTCAGATCCGAAAAAAAAGGATGAGTCTCTATTATTAAAAAGTGGATTTGATTTGGTAATCTTAGATGAAGCTCACATGATATCAAATGTTCAGGCACAAAGAACAAAGATTATTAATAGTTTTGCAAAAAAAATAGATAGAGTTTGGTTGTTAACAGGAACACCAATGACTTCTCGACCAATGAATTATTATAATTTGTTAAATCTAATTGAAAGTCCTGTTGCTCAGAATTGGAAGGCTTATGCGATTAGGTATTGTCAAGGGTTTCAATTTACAGCAGGTAAAAGAAAAGTGTGGAATGTTTCAGGTGCGTCTAATCTTGAAGAATTAAGAGATAGGACATCAAAACAAATTCTTCGTAGATTAAAAGAAGATGTTTTAGATTTACCAGATAAAATTATCACTCCTGTTTACCTAAGATTAAAATCAAAAGAGTATGAGGATTTAATGGGTGAATATTTTGATTGGTATGATAAAAACCCCGATGAGTCTTCATCTTTAACGGTTCAGTTTTCTAAACT